TGCCAAACAGCACCACCTTCGTTTCTGGGATGACAAGTTTGAAGACATTCAAGAAGTGAGCTTCAGGGCTATTGATCTGTGGAACCGTCTGTGGGAGAATGCGGTCAAGTCGGGTGAGCCGGGTATTTTCAACCTGTCTCTTACAAACCGATACACCAACATGTCGTACTTCCTTCGCATGAACGCCACTAACCCTTGTGGTGAGATTCCGTTGGATTCGTATGCTAACTGTTGCCTGGGTCACGTTAATCTCTCTAACATGGTGAACGAGGAGGGTGACGACCTGGATTGGAACCGTCTCGCCAGGACTATTCGCACTGGTATTCGTTTCCTCGACAATGTGCTGACTGCTAACCACTACCCTCTTGAGGAGTGTAAGATTGCAGGTGATCGCTCGCGTCGTATTGGTCTGGGCACCATGGGTCTGCACCATATGCTTATCAAGCTGGGTGTGAAGTATGGCACCGACAAGTGCATTGAGTTCCTTGATCGTCTCTATACGACTATTAGAAACGAAGCTTACCTTGCCTCGGTTTACATTGCCCGCGAAAGGGGTTCGTTCCCTGAGTTTAACGCTCGTAAGTATCTCAACGAAGAGTTCGCTAAGACTCTGCCTGCGCGTATCCGAATGCTCATTAAGGAGCATGGTATTCGCAACGCTGTGATGCTTACGGCTGCTCCTACAGGGACTGTCTCCATGGTGCATGGTGCTTCTACTGGTATCGAGCCGATCTTCGCTCCGATGTATAACCGTCGCTACCGCGAGGGTAACACTTGGAAGTCGCAGATGGTTCTCGATCCCATGTTTAAGGAAGCTCTCGAAGCGGGTGGGGATGGTCGTCACATTGTTGGATCTTACGATATCACTCCTGAACAACACATGGCTGTCCAGGCGTGCATTCAAAAGTATGTTGACAATGCGATCAGCAAGACTATCAACCTGCCTAATGATGCAAACCATGAGGTCGTGTCCAAGATGGCTCTCAAGTATGCTCCGTATCTCAAGGGCATGACGGTCTATCGTGCTGGGTCGAAGGGTATGGAGCCTCTCGAATCTCTCCCTCTCACTGACGAGAACATCGCTAAGGCAAAGCAACTTATTGCTACTCAGCAAGCTGAAGCCGAGCGTGTGATGGGTTCCTGCACAATTGAAGGGGAGTGTGGGGCGTAATGCCTTATTACAATTATTATTGCTTGGAATGTGAAAAGGAAGAACTCCGTCACATTCCAATAGTAGACGGGATCTTTACTGAACAAGTTCTCGTTAGTAGTCTCAGTCAGGAGGAATCTGATGCCCTTCCTGATTGGGATGATCCTAGAGATTACGAGGCATATAAGGAGGTTACTTACGGTGAAGAACCTCCTGATGTGGTTGAATGCTCTTGTGGTTCAAAAGCTGACAGGTTAGTTAGTGGTCCTCCTGATATTAAGCATGGTAGAAACTCTTACCACTCTATGAAAGAGCGACAACGGTATGCTCGCGAGGGTATGGATAAAAAGCAAGCCGAGACTTTTTATAAAGAGTCTATGGAAGCTACAAAAGAAAGAGTTAAATCGGGCCATCAGCACTACAAGAAAGTTGTCCCAAACTTCAAGGTGTTAGAGCAGCAAGGTGTAGTTAAGCGGAGAACAAAGCAAGATCAAACTGATACAGCACAATATTTGAAAAACGCTAACCGTACTCTGACTAAAGACGGTACAATCGGAAAAGCATCTAGGAAAAAGTAGACCCCGAACCTATCATACAGTATGCCCTACCATATCAGTGACAACACCAAGCGTGGCTGTCTATATCTCCTGAAGAAGGATATTGAATTCTTCTCGGAGATTGTCCCTCTTCTAAAGCCTGATTATTTTGAGTTTCCTGCCTACAAGAATGTTTTCTTGGGGGTAAGGAATTACTACGATAAGTATCGCAAGCTGCCCTCAGATGGTGTGCTGCCAGACTTTATTAATGCGAGTGTTTCGGGTGCTGCTGCTACGGGTATTGATTACGAAGATACCATAGCTGAGATCAACTCCATAGACAAGGCTTGCCTTGGGGATAGGGAGTTCTTACTAGATACAGTTGAGGAGTTTGCTCGTCAACGTGCGATGGATCAGGCTGTGCGGAAGGCCATGGTTATCCTCAACGAGGAAGGCGAGATCGCAGAGGTTGAAGAGCTTGTAAAGAACGCTCTCCTCGTAAATCGTAACGTAGATGTAGGCCAGGATTATTTTGAGGATGTTCACGCCCGTCTTTACCGATCTTACCAGCAAGCTCCTGAGAATAAGATTGGAACTGTGTTTAGGACACACGACAGGCACTTGGAGGGTGGTCTCGCACCGAAGGAACTAGGTATTGTGGTTGCTCCTCCTGGAGTAGGCAAGTCCTTGTATCTCGTAAACCAAGGGGCTAAGGCTATTTACGAAGGTAGGAACGTGCTTTACCTGTCCCTGGAAATGAGCCAGGACAAGATTGCTGGTAGATTTGACTCTGTCTTAACTGAGATTCGTAACTCAGACCTTAAGAAGCCGAGAGCACAACTTACGCTGAAGGATCGCCTAAACGAGGTCAAAGACAAGACTAATGGCAGATTGATAATCAAGGAGTTCCCTACGGGAGCTTCCAATGTAAATCAATTACGCGCCCTGCTTGTGCAACTCAGGCTACACAAAGACTTTAAGCCTGACTTGATCATCGTAGATTATCTTGAACTTCTCAGACCAAACCGTATAATTGATTCTGAGTATCAAGCTCAACAGAGAATCGCGGAGGAGCTTAGAGGTCTTGCCGTCGAACACAACTGCTTACTTTGGACCGCATCACAAACTAACCGACAAGCTAGAAAGGTTAATATCATTACTGACGCGGAGTTAGGTGATTCCTACGGAAAAATCCGACCTGCCGACTGGGTTATTTCTTTGAATCAGACTCAAGAAGAGTATGATGAAGGGGCGATGAGAGTATTCGTTATAAAGGCCAGAGACTCTAAGCAACACTACCTAGTCAATATTGCAGTAGACTACTCTACACTACAGATGAAGGAGCCATCACATGAAGAACAACAAACCAGATGAATTTCCGTTCATTTCAGATAAAAAGCACATCTACAATAAGTTTATTGACAAAGAGATTAGCGACGTAAATGTTGGTTGGTCTACTTTTGTTATTGAACTTCACTCCGATCTTTATGAGGGGGATCAAAAGGTAGATGGGGTCTGTGATTGGGACGATCATAAAATAAAACTAGAAATGAATCTCTCCGATTCTGATGCTAGGGAGACTATAATACATGAAATCTACCACTGTATGCTTGAAGGAGCAGGATTCGACGAGAAGAACTTTGACCAGCAGAGAATGTTCTTGACCAACGAGCAGCTTGTGGTAGCATTATCTAAGCAGACAATGATCCTGCACCATCTTAACCCTAAACTCTTTGCAACAATCTATGCTTGATCCAAACAACATCACTCAAGACGGTTATCAACTTATAATTAAAAAAGTAGGAGACGTAGCTCGCGATCCAAACGAAGTTGCCAACGATCTTCGTGAAATTTCATCAATCCATGGCTATTATTATGGTATCATGATTAAGACCAAGCGGTTGCTGGATGACGCTGAAGATGCTTTGGAAAACTACAAGGCGTCGGCTCGTACTAGTAAGAGGAGCGAGGGAGTAAAGCTCACCGCCGTTGCCGCTGAAGATTATGTTCAATCTCTGGAACCCACAAGAGAGTTGAGCGATGAAGTTCGTCGTCTCAAGGAATGCTACGGGTATGCTAAAGGCATTTGTAGCACCTTGGATATGAAAAAAGATATGCTTGTCCAGCTTTCCGCTAACAGTAGGCAGGAATCCAAGCTTTACCAATAACTTGTTAGCACTCGATAGCAAACCAATAGCCTAAGGAGATATATAATGGCAAAAACACTAGCAGAACTTCGCGAGATGCATACTAAGATTATGAGCGAGGAGAAGTCCACCGGAGGTGGGCAAGGAACGTCCAGTTGGGCGACGTTCCAAGATGGCGATAACTTCGTTCGATTCCTTCCTGGTAGGGAAGACCCTTTGGACTTCTTTGTGGAAGGTGCTGTCCACAAGTATCAGAACGATGAAGGTCAGTGGCGCAACTACAAGTGCCGTAAGCCTCAGGGTGAGAAGTGCCCTGTGTGTGATTTCTACTTCGACCTGTGGCGTCGTCACAAGGATCTGAATCTGGGTAAGGACTCGATGGGTAAGAAC